CTAAAACACCTAAAGACTTAGAGAAATTAAATAACGAAATATTTATCAAAAACGAGTGCAAACGTTACACTTTGTACCTATTTTTACAAAACCAATTATGAAACAATTAACATTTATTTACGAATTAGCAAAGTTTATGCTGATTAGCGTTCCTTTAGCTTCTTGCATTTATATAACCGCAAATCTATACTTTGAAATAAAACGATTATGCTTAAAATATTTGTAACCATAGCTATTTGGGAACTATTAAAACAACTTTATTACAAACTAATAAACCGATGACAGGAATAGACAATAACATTGAAGTAAGATTGATTTACTTAGATACAAAAGAGGAGATAGAATTTAGATCAATAGCAAAAGCAGTTAGGTTTTTACATACTGATTACAAAACGATTATGGCTTATATGAACCCAATAAACAAAAAACGCTACAAGCATAATGACCGACTTTGTGTTGTTAGATTGAAAAAGTAACCCTAATTTTGCTTTATGCCATTGATACCTTTACCTAAGTTGTTAGAAAAGACCCAAAAGGTAGTAAATGCTTACATAAGGAAACGAGATGAAGGATTGCCTTGTATTAGTTGTGGAAGCTACAATGCTAATCAAGCTGGACATTACTTTACTGTTAAAGGTTATTCGGCTTTAAGGTTTAACGAATGGAATATCCATTTACAATGTGCTGGATGCAATATGTTTAAGCACGGCAACCAAGCAATGTACCGAATAGGCTTAGTAGAAAGGATTGGCGAAAAAGCGGTTAAGGAGTTAGAGTTTGAAGCGGTAAATAATAGGCTAAAGAAATGGACAAGAACTGAATTAAACGAATTAATTGACAGATACAAGTAACATATTTGAAACGTGCAAAGAACAAGAAATAGCAGGTTATCCTTGCTATGTTTTTGACATTGATGGAACTACGCACTATGTATTTGGTGAAACACAAGAACAAAGATTTGATTTTATGGCAGATTTAATAAATAATTATGGCGAAAGTAAGCAGTAACAACAAAGTCAGCTTTGGGAAAAGAAAGTGTGGCAAGTACAAAAAGACATCTGGTCCAAAGGACAAGGCAGTTAAACCATATAACAGACAAGGCAGATAATGAAAGATACATACGGAAAGAAGTTATATACCTGTAAATGCGGTCAACTTACCGAAGGCTATGTGTGGTTCGGTAAGATTAAAGAAACCCAATTTGAATGTACCAAGTGTGGTAAATGGGTAGGATATGACAATTTAGAAAAGAAAGTAGATAGCATAATATCAATACGAACACCAACAAAAAACCGATAATGAACATCAAGGAAATCAAACCTAATCCTAACAACCCAAGAAAGATTGATGGTGATGACTTTGCTAAGTTGGTTAAGTCTATTCAAGAAGATCAAAAGCTATTAGAAGCAAAGCCGTTAATCATAGATGAAAATAATGTAATCTTAGGAGGCAACCAGAGGTATCGTGCTTGTTTAGAATTAGGCATCCAAGATGTACCTGTTATAAAAATGCCTAACTTAACCGAAACGGAAAAGCAAAAGTTACTCGTAATTGATAACACTCACTATGGAATGTGGGATATGGATATGTTAGCAAATGATAATTGGCAATTAGAAGATTTAAGCGATTGGGGTGTTAATGTAGACTTTCTCGTTCCAAGTAATGATGAACCAAAATCAATAGACAATACCAAAAAAGGAAAGGTTTGCCCTAATTGTGGCATATCTTTGTAAAACAATGGAAATACAATGGCAGGAATAGATAACTTAAAACACTTTGAAAAAGGTCAATCTGGTAACCCAAATGGTAGACCTAAAGGAGTTCAAAACTCAAAGACTCGTTTACTTAGGTTGCTTGAATTAGTACAAAAAAGAAGGAATCCAATTACAGGTGAAGATGAAGATTTTACTGTGCTTGAATTGATGGATATGCAAATGATTAGCAAGGCATTGAAAGGCGACCAAAGAGCATACGAGGCAGTAGTTGATAGATTAGAAGGTAAACCTAAACAAACAACCGACATAACCGCCGACATAAAGGGTAATGTGCAAATCACAATAGAACCAGATGCAGATTGTCAACCAATTAAAGATTAAGGCTACTCCTGTCTTTTATGCTAATAAAAAGGCTTACGAGGAAGGTTATCCAATAATATGCAATGAGGGTGGGTCAAGATCAAGTAAAAGCTATTCGGTTGTTCAGTTACTAATCCATATAGCTTTAACCAAGCCTAATACAAGGATTTCGTGCGTTTCTCATTCCCTACCACATATAAAGCGTGGAGTTTATAGGGATTTCAAAAACATATTGGAGCAATGGAATATTTGGGATGAAAAAGATTTCCGATACACCGATTTCATTTATACGTTTAAGAACGGCTCTTATATTGAGTTATTTGGATTAGAAGACCCAGATAAAGCAAAAGGACCAGCAAGGGATATCTTATTTGTAAACGAGGCAAACCTTATTAGTAAGGCTTTGTTTGACCAGCTTTTGATAAGAACAACTGGACAATCATTTTTAGATTGGAATCCAGCCGACTTTATCTCTTGGGTATATGAGGTAGCCGACAATCCAAAGAACAAGCGCATCCATTCTACCTACCTAAACAATATCTCAAACCTTAGTGAAAGCCAAATAAGAAACATTGAGCAGTACAAGGACTTGCCAGATGATTTTATGTGGAAAGTTTACGGATTAGGGGAACGAGGCTCTGCAAAGGAAATTATTTATACTCAATGGAAACAATACGATGAAGCACCTCAAGGCGATGTGTTCTATGGATTGGACTTTGGTTATGTCCATCCAGCTGCACTTATTAAGGTTACGCATTATGAAGGACAAAACTACTTTGAGGAAATAGTTTACCAAAGCGGACTTACTCTTAGCGACCTATCAAGATTGATTAAAGAAAAGCTACCAGAACGTGCTACAATCTATGCGGATGCTGCCGAGCCTAAATCTATTGAGGAACTTTACCGACAAGGCTTTAATATTAAACCAGCGCAAAAGGATGTATGGGCAGGAATAGTAAAGATGAAGTCTTATCCAATAAACTTGCACTACAATAGCAAAAACCTAAGAAGGGAGTTTATGTCTTACAAATGGAAAAAGGATAAAAACGATAACGTAATAGAAGAACCTGTAAAGGCAAATGATGACTTGATGGATGCTTGTAGGTATGCCGTGTTTACGCATTTAACCAAGCTAAAATTTGAGGTGTCGGTATTTTAGGATAAATTGTCTAACTTTGTTAAAATTCATATATAATGGGATTACTTGACTTTTTTGGTAAAAGACAAAAACTATCTACTGTACTACCACAAATTCCTTTTAACGGACAAGTTGCAATACAACAAGGGATAATAACTTGGCAGGGTGGCGATAACATTAGTTTCGTTAATGATGGTTATTCGGCAAACGATATAGTTTATTCAATCGTTAAATTAATTGCGGACAAAGCAAAACTTGCTCCATTCCACGTTTACAAAGTAGTGGATGAAACATCTGCAAAGAAATACAAAGCGTTAATGAGCCAACCAGATAAAATTGAGAACTGGAAGGATGTTGAAAAGCTACATAAGAAAGCGTTTGAAATATATACAAAAGATGCACGATTAAACGAGTTGTTAAAATATCCTAATGAAGAAGATACATTTGGCGATTTCGTAGAGGCTTGGTGTACTTTTAAATTAGTTACAGGTAACTCTTTTGTTTACGCAAAGATGATTGAAGGTGGTAACAATGATGGCAAACCTTATGAGTTGTACGTGCTTCCTTCACAATATATGTACGTGTTAGCGGACATTCAAAACTTCCCTCCAACGATTAGCGGTTACCAATTAAACTATGGTCCACTTTGGAACTTTACAAAGCAAGAAGTACTACAAGATAAATACATAAACTTACAATGGAATACAACTGGCAATCAACTATATGGTCAATCTCCTTTAATGGCTGCTGCGAGAAACTTGACTCGTTCAAACGAAGCGAAAACTGCGGCGGTTGCTTCTTTCCAGAATGGTGGTCCAGCTGGAGTTCTTTTTATGAATGATGAACGCTTTGACCCTATCAGTGGAACACAACAAGCACAAGCACTTAAGAGAGCAGTAAGCGAAAAAGGTGGGTCTGCTAACTTTAATTCAATTGCGGTTAGTGGTTATAAAGTAGACTGGAAACAAATCGGATTAAGTCCTGTTGAATTAGACATTATTGAGAGTGAGAAGTGGGATATGAAAGCACTTTGTAATATTTACGGAGTACCATCTCAATTATTAAATGATGCTGATAACAAGACTTATAACAACCAAAGAGAAGGCGAGAAAGCATTGACTGTTCGTTGTGCGATTCCTTTGTTGGTTGGTATTAGAGATAACTTGAATAGAAAATTACATAGTGATTGGGGTTATCGTGGAACTGACATTTACGTTGACTTTGACCCAACTGTTTATAGTGAATTAGAAGCAAATAAAGCGGAGCAAGTTGAATGGTTAGACAAAGCGTGGTGGATTGCACCTAAGCAAAAAATGGACATTATGGGATTAGAGATTCCACCTTACATAGATCAAACTGAAATGGAAAAATTATACATCCCTTCAAGTTTACAAAGTCCAGATGAGTTTCAACCATTAACGATACCAAATGAATAGCCAAGATATTATAGATAAGTTATTTGATTTAAAGGTTGACCTTAAAGCTGACCTCAACGAAATGGTTGATGAAGTTTACGCAAAGTACCACGAAACAGTGAATATGTCTTACTCGGAGTTAAAGGCTTGGAGTGAAACAAAATGCTCACGTTTAGCATCATTAGATAGAAGTCCAGTGAATAGGAACTTAAATCTATTAAGCAAGAAAAAAGCGGATTGGGGTGCAAATGAAGTTAAGTCGGCAAACAGAACGATTAGCTTTGTTAGTAGAATGAAAAATATGGAGCAAGGCAAACCTGTAAACAAAGAGTGTCCATCTAAGAGGGATATTTCCTTAAAGAATTGGGCATACAATCCAAATAAATAAATATGAATTACGCACAAAAATTCGCAGAATTAGCTAATGAGTTAATAAGCGAAATCAAGAAAACAACAGGCATCAATCGTAGTGGTATTACACAAGCTGCTTCATTGATAAGTCAAGGCAAAGTAATTAGTTCAAGAACTTGGAATAGACCAAGCGCAGCAGAAGAAAACGCATACATTGAGGAAAACGGAATGGCTGCTTATGGGAAGTGGTTTTTAGGCATTGATGCAAACGCTGATATGGATACTAAAGAACATTGGCACTACATTTACACAAGTGATTTTGTAAACGTTGATAGAGCAGGACTTATTGCTATTAGACAAAGAGCAGGTCAACAAGGTCAAACAGATGTATTTAATGCAGCTGGTAAGTTACTTGAAAAATTAGATGCATAATGATTTGGCAAGATTATAGGAAACTATACTTAAACGCAATAAAAACCTATTCGCCAAAGTTCAAGAAAGAACTACAAAGGCAAGTGGATACTTATTGCGATACCCAAGATTTAAACGCTATAAGCGATAAAGGAATAAAAAAGACCATCCAAAAACTTCATATTGCAATGGGGGTTAAGATGGCACAAATTACCAAGAAAAACGTTTCTAAATCGGTTAAAGGTTATCACGGACCAGAGGAATTTAAGAGTAAGCAAACGGACTTGTTTACTTATGTGATGCTAACCTACCTTGAAATGAAAGGATTAGATGAAATTGCTGGTGAAATAACTGAAACAACTAAAAACCAAATTCAACAATATTTAGCTAAGTCTTTTGAAGAAGGATTAACCTTGCAAGAAACAATCAAGCTATTAAGAACGGCTGATATAACGGATTACAGAGCCGAAATGATAGCAAGAACAGAAACAGGTAGAGCAGCGAATATAGGATCAATGGTTGGTACGGCTTCAACAGGTCTTGTTACTTTGAAAGAATGGATAGCAGCAAGAGATGCAAGAACAAGAAGAATACCACCAGATGCATTTGACCATTATCATATGGACGGAATAAAAGTAGCTTTTGATGAAAAATTTAATGTTAAAACTAAGAATGGCGGTTTTGAGCAAATGTTACATCCTTGCGACTCAAGTGGAAGTGCTGGCGATGTTATCAACTGCCGTTGTACGTTAGGATATCAACCTGTTAGAGGCGAAGATGGTAAATTAAAACGATTAGCCGATAACCCACCTATGGGTGATATGGGAAAAATATGGAATTTATTAAACGATAAGGCATTACAACAAATTTCAACTATTGTAAGAGATTTGTTAGCAGATTAAAAAAAATTAATAACTTTGTTATATGAGTAAGATTGAAAACAAAAGCTACAATGATATGATTTTGGATATAGAGCCAGAATCAAGAACAGTAAAAGCGTGTTGGTCAAGGATTGGAAACGTTGATTTGGATAACGATATTATCGTTGCTGAAGCGTTTACCAAGACTATCAAAGAACGTGGACCAAAGGGCAAGAATATGATTTGGTCTTTAGTAGATCACAAAGCTGATATGGCACACACTTTGGGTAAGCCTAAAGAGTTGTATATCGAAGGCGATATGCTTGTTGCGGTTACTGACTTAATAGAAACTGAATGTGGCGAAGATGCAATCAAGTTATATGAAGCTGGTTTAATCAATCAACACTCAATCGGATTTAGTACGTTAAAGTCGGATGTAAACCAAAAGACTGGTGTTCGTACAATCACGGAATTAAAACTATATGAAGGTTCTGCGGTTCTTTGGGGTGCTAATCCAGAAACACCAACATTGGGTTTCAAGGGTGAGTTCAAAGAAACAAAAGAGAACTTATCAATAAGATTAGAAAACTTAATCAAGGCATTTAGAGGTGGCACATTCACAGATGACACCTTTGCTTTGATGGAGATTCAAATAAAACAAATACAAGCTGAATTATTGGCTTTGGAAATTACTGAAACAATCACTCAACCCGCAGAAGCAGTTGAGCCGACACCAGTGGTAGAAGAAAAGAATAATGAGGAAGTATTAAAGGCAATTAAGCAATTTAACAATCTATTTAAAAAGTAAAAATGGAAAATTTAATCAACGAAATGGCTGAGAACCTTAAAGGTTTTCAAGCTAATGCAGAAGCTCAAATTAAAGAGGTATCTGCACAAGTAACTGTTGTAAAAGACGAGTTACAAAAGCAAATCGACTCTCAATTAGCTACACAAAAGAAAGCAGCTAAGAAAGAAGTTAAGTTTATGGATGAAGTTATTATGGAGAAATTAGATGGTAACTTTGAAGCAATGGAAAAGTCTTTAAAGAATAGCGGTAAATTCCGTTTAGACTTATCTGATGTTAAGACAATGACTTTAAGTGGTAACTTAACTGGTGATTCTCAAGCAACTTATGCTCCGAACCCAGCTATCCAACCATCTCAATCTTTAAACTTTAGAGATTTAATCCCTACTGTTAGAAGTGAGACTGGATTGTATGTTTACTATCGTGAGAACGCTGGTTTAACTAACAACATCGCTGCTCAAACTGAAGGTAACGATAAAGGCGAGAACAACTACTCTTTGACTGAAGTTAAAGTTGTAAACGATTACCTTGCTGGTTTCTCTACTTTCTCTAAGCAAATGTTAAAGTCTTTACCTTTCTTGACTCAAACATTACCAAGAATGTTACAAAGAGATTTCTTCAAGGCTGAGAACGCTGCATTCTTTACTGCGGTATCTGGTGCTGCAACAGGTTCAACTACAACTGCTGAAACTAACGATTTGTTACAATTAGTAGATTATATCGGTAACCAAAAGGCTGCAAACTTTGTTCCTTCTTATGCTTTAGTATCTCAACAACAAATGGGTCGCTTATTGAAAGCAACTATCGCTGCTGGTTACTATGCTGGTGCTGGTAGTGTTATCGTAAACCCTAATGGTGGTATCACAATCTGGGGTGTTCCAGTTGTATCTGCTTCTTGGGTAACTGATGACAAAGTATTGATCTTTGATTCAAGCTACTTAGAGAGAGTTGAAGTTGAAGGTTTAGCTATTGAGTTCTCTTATGAGAATGGAGATAACTTCCAAAAGAACTTGGTAACTGCTCGTATTGAGTGTTACGAAGACATCAACTTAATGTTGACTACATCTGCAATCTTTGCTGATATGGGTAACGTAGGTTAATCTTAAGGTTTAGTAAATAATGACCCCTACCAATTCGGTGGGGGTTTTTTATTGGAATAAATTAAGTAATTTTGTAAAAAAAGGATATGTCTTATTCTAATTATATTAATGACTTTAGTGCCGTTCCTATCGCACCAATAGTAGAGCCAGTTACTTTAGCGGAAGCAAAATTGTATTGCCGTGTTACTACAAACGCTGAAGATACTTTGATTACGTTAATGATTACACAAGCAAGGGAAGCTATTGAAGTGGCAACAGGATTGAGTTTAATACCAAAAGACATAACTACTTATTTTTATAATGTGAGTGGCAATTTTGATATTCCATTCGGACCAATTGACATTGATACGTTTGAGTTATTTGATATGGAGCAAAACGGAATAGAGGTTACAACACCTAATCTTCAATTGATAGGCAATGAGTTCCCAAAATTAGTTTCACCAAGATATGCCAATTTAAAGGCTACTTATGAGGCTGGTTATACAACTATCCCAAAAGACCTTAAATTAGCCATATTAGACCAAATCTCTTATGACTATGAAAATAGAGGATTAGATGGTGATTCTGGTATTTGTGAGAAATCTTGGAAAGCCTGTCAAAGATGGACAAGAATAAGCCCAATATTATAATATGAAGTTAGGTAAAGCGAAAGCAAATTATATTGATGCCAACACAATGACTCGCCAAGTTGGAATCTATGCTCCAACAAGGACAAGCGATGGTCAAGGTGGGTACACTACCACGTTTTCCCTACAAAGCACTGTTTGGGGTGATTTAAGACCAGATAATCAAGTTCGTGAGATAGGAGAGTCTGAATTACAATTTGACCAAAGGAATAGGCTTTATATTCGTTTTGGAGTTACTATATTAGATTCTTACGAGGTAGAGGTTGAAGGCGATAGATACACAATACATTCCATTAAGAACGTAGAGAACCAAAATAGGTTCTTGGAGTTAATAATTTACAAGTAATGGCATTTGGACTTAATTTAACAGGAATAAAGGAAGTAGAGAATGCTTTAAAAACAATGGATAAACATTTAAGGCAAGATGTAGGAGATGAAATAAATGCTTCGGCTTTAGAAATATTAAGTAGCGCAAAGCGACTTGCTCCTGTTGATTTATCTGGTTTAAGAAATAGTATATCAATTGAGCCAGTAAATGATTTGACATTTGAGGTAGAAGCAAAGGCTAAATATGCTGCATATATTGAATTTGGAACAGGAGGTGAAGTTAAGATTCCAGCTGGATATGAAGATTTGGCTATATTATTTAAAGGTAAAGGATTAAGAACTGTAAACATTAGACCTCAACCTTATTTGATACCTTCGTATGAAACGGAGAAGCCAAAATTAATACAAAGACTAAAAAAAATGTTAGATGTTAAATCCTAATATAGAGATAAAAAAGTGGTTTTATACCAACTTGACAAGTGCAAGTGGATTAGCCGTTTACGATGGTTTTGCTCCAGAAGGAGCAGGTAATGAGTATATTGTAATGACAGGCAGAACATCAAGCCAAGATCAAGGTAAAGCTGGATATACAAATAGTATTTCAATCGTAGTTGATATTATTACAAAAAATGCTAACTTTGGTTATAAACGTGCTGAAGCTATAAGCGATTTAATATTAGAAGATATAAACTCGGATACAACAATAACCTTATCAAATGGTTTTGATGCATCAAGTTTAAGTGTAGAAAGTATTAGAAATTTAGATGGCTTAAATCCTTTAGATAACGTTTTTAGAGTATTGATAACTTATAACATAATAATAACTCAAATTTAAAATTAAATAAAATGGCAGAAACAAAAGTAAGCGCAAGAGATTATATACTCTTAGCTGACATAAACAATGATGGTACATTCAAGCCTGTTGCTTGTTTGACTACAAACTCTTTAACATCAACTAATGACACAATAGATGCAACTTCTAAGTGTGGCAACGAGTACACTCCAGCACCTTCTTTTTCTCAATCTTTTGATTGTGAAGGTTTTGCAATTGATGAAACAGGTACACCTTCTAAAGATAGCTACCAACAATTATACACTGCTCACGCTGCTAAAACTTTATTTGCAATTAAAATGGGTAAAGCAACTCCAGCTGCAGGTGATATCACTTATGGTGGTGCTGGTTCTTTAGTGTTTATTAGCGATTTCGGTGTAACTGCTGACGATAAAGATGATGTTAAATTTACTGCAACTTTCGTAGTAAGTGTTCCTCCTATTGCACAAACTGAAACTGTATAATAAATAAAAAACTATGTACGAATTAAAGACTGACAACAACACAATCCACCTAAAGTGGGGAACTTGGGCTATGAAAAGGTTTTGCGAATTAGAGAATAAAAATCTAATGCAGCTAATTGAGGTTTTATCTGGAGGGGTTTATGACTTAGATACAATCGTTCATATAGTTCAAGCCGCAGCAGAAAGTGGATATAAGAGCCTTAAAAAGCCTATTGACTTTGATGAATTTGAGGTGTGCGAATGGATAGATCAAGTTGGTGGGTTATCTGCAAAAGATGGACAATTGGTTGAGTTTATGAAATATATGCAAGACTCAATGACTCCAGATTTAAAGCCAGAAAAGGAAACGGACGAAAAAAAAAATTAGGGTTTTATAGTTGGGACTCAATAATTATTCTCGCTATTGAAGTTGGCTTAACGATTAACGAGTTTTGGCAATTGACGTGGCGAGAATTTTTATTATATAAAACGGCTTATCAAAACAAAGAGGTAAGGGAATGGGAACGAACAAGGATGGTAGCTTATTTGATTTATAAAGTAAATACAAGTGAGAAAAGTCCAAAGAGCTTAAAATCGTTTTTCCCTTTGCCAAGTGATGAAGTTGAAGATGATAAGCCAAAACTGACACAAGAGCAATTGGCAAGGACATTAAAGTTGTATGGAGTAAAATAATAAAATGGCACAAGAAACGTTAAAAATTACGATAACCGCAGACAATCAACAAGCGGTACAGAATATTCAACAAACAGTTACCGCAACAAATCAATTGGGTACTGCATTTAAAACGTTGCCAAGTGTAAGCAATTCAGCTACTTATGCTTTATCAAACTTATCAAGAGTTGCACAAGATGCTCCTTATGGATTTATAGGTATTGCGAATAACTTAAATCCTTTATTAGAATCCTTTCAAAAATTAAAAGTTGAGGCTGGAAGTTCAAGCGGTGCTTTAAAAGCAATGGCACAAGGTTTAATTGGTCCAGCAGGTATTGGTTTAGCTTTGGGTGCAGTTTCATCTATTATTGTTGCATTTGGTCCTAAAATAATGGATTTTATAAATGGCACAAGTAAGGCTACTCAAGTTGAAGATAAATTTGCTACAAGTTTAAGAGATGCAAGAGCCGAAGCAAGCGAAACAGGAATAAGATTACAATCATATTTAATAATAAGTGAAAGTGCAAATGTTAGCGAAGAAAGAAGGGCAGAAGCATTAAAAGCAGTTGTAACTGAATTAAGTAAAGTAAATAGCGCTTATGCTTCAACAATTACAAATGTTGACCAAGCAAGAGCAGCGGTTGATCTATATACAAAAGCATTAGTAAATCAAGCATTAACTACAAGATACATTGATAAAATTGCAGATAAAACAGAATCATTAAATGATGTAAATAAAAAAATATTACAAACAGGTAGAGATTATTTTAAAACAATTGATGAGCAAAATAGATTAATTGCAGAAGGTAGAATTTCAGCAGCAGTTGACCAAGCAGTAGCAGCTAAAGAATTAAAAAAACAAAATATTGAAGCAAGAAAAGAAGGTAATGCATTAAAAAATGAAATAATAGATACAAGAGTTGAAGTTAAAAATTTATTAGTTGAAGCCGCTAATAATCCATTTTTCAATTTTACTAAAGGTGCAAATGAAGCTACTAATGCAACTAATAATACAACAAAAAGTATTGAAAAATTAGGTAAACAAGCAAGAGTTTTAAAGGTTGGTACAACTGCAATTATTGAAACAGAAAATA